AAACGGTAGACATCAAGTCCAGATGCGTTACCCGCAGTAGGCGCACCACCAATCCACTTGGGCGTCACAGATGTTCCGTCAATGGTCACAGCGTTGTTGTAGTAAGCCGTGGAGCCTTGGGTGGTCACCAATGTAAACGTCACAGATTGGCCCGTTGCCAAGGCAGTGTTCATGCTAGTACCCGAACTGAATGCAATGTTCAGTGTCCAGTTGTTGGCTGCGCTGGTTGTGTAGTACTGAACAGAACCGGACTGCACGTAGAAGTTGGTTGTNGNTGCAGATGGNGCNGCAGCNACNACGTTGACTGTTTCGTTGGAGTCAAGCAGNGATGTGCCAAAAGTGCTGGTTGAACCGTTAAAGGTTTGAGTGGCCGTGAACGTGGTTGCTGTGTTGGGGGCTACGTAGTCTGTACCCGCAGTGGCCGCAGACATTGCCGTACCATTGCCTTTCAGAACGCCTGTCACCGATGTGGATAGCGTCAACGCTGGGGTAGCGCCGCCGGAGCTTGTGCCCGCAAACCCGTTAGAGGATGCAACGGAGACGGCTGTCACTGTGCCCGCGGCGCTGGTAGCAATCTTCACGTAGTCCGTGCCGTTGTAATACACAAAGCATTTTTCGCCAACTGCGATCGACACGCCTGTCTGGCCAGAGGCTTTGAATGTCACCGCGCTAGTAGCGCCAGCGTGGTCCACCATGTACAGTTTGCTGTAGCTTGGAGCTGTAATAACCTTAGTAACAGTCTGCGTGCCGGTGATGCGAATCACCATGTACTGGGCCGTAGTCGAGCCAATGTTGCTTGCGCTTGCGTTACCCGTTGTATTGGCCAGAGTGATTGCGCCATCACCAGCAAAGCTCAACGTACCAGCAATAGCAATGTTGACGTACTCAGTGATACCGTAGTTGACAGTGTCGCCCCACGTACCGGAGAGCGTGCCTTGCGTCGGGGTTACTAGCCCAAGTTCTGTTGTCGTTGCTGCCATTTAAATGCTCCTAGGGTGTGGTTGCGATGTTTGTCCAACCAGCGGTTTGGGTACTTTCGACATTTTGCCAGTTTGCGTTTTGTGTGTCATCAATTATGTCCCAAGTTTTTCTCACCAATTCATTGGAAGTAATAGCTGCTGTATCCGTCACAACCGCTGTGTAAGTTGTAATCGCCGTTTCCGCAGATGTAGCTGCGCCAATCAACTCATCCAAGAACTTGGCAAATGTTGCCGCGCCGGTCTCGGCTGTTGAGGACGCCACCGTCTCGTTTACAACAAGGCCAAAGTAATTCGTTGCCGCAGTTTCTGACGTAGCAATCGCCGTAGTTTCATCAACAACCGCATTAAAAAACGTCCCGACAAACTGCTCTGTCGAGGTGGCTGTTGACTCCGCTACAGCTCTTGCAAAAATGGCCGTTACAGATTCACTTGTTGACGTACTTGCAGACTCACTAACCGACTGCGCAAAAGTTGCCGCTACCGTTTCTGCGGTGGTCGTTGCCACCGTATCGCTTGCATTAACCAGATAACTTGTAGCTGCGCCACTTGTATCGCTTGTCGTAGCACTGTCAGTAACTGAAGCATTAAATGTAGCCTGAACTACATTAACCTCGGAAATTACAGAAGTCTCAGCTACAGCCACCGCGAAAGTGGCGGCTGGCGTCTCAACAGTGGCTGTGGCAACGGACTCGGAAACGCTGTCGGCAAAGGCAGTTATACCGCCCCAACCTCCAGCTCCCCAAGCGCCATTACCCCATGCGTTGGCCATTTTAGGTCAACGAGCAAGAGTACGAAACTGCAATGGTGTCGCCCGAAACAACGGCTTTAGAACTGCTAAAGTCGCCCGCAGAAAACAATGTTCCCGTGGTGTTGTCGATCGTTGCAGAACCGCCGATGTTGATAAAGCAGCCAGCCACTGTACCTGTGGAGGTAATAGCAAAAGACGAAGCCGAAGAAGTTGACTTGGTGCAAGTTGTACCGCTCACAAACGCTGCGGCGCTAAACGTCGGGGTTTTGCGGTTGCCAGAGTACGTTGGGGCGTTAGCCAAACCAACTTCCAACCAAGATGCGTGCGATGCTTGGGTATCGGCAATCACGGCTGTACCGGTGCCTTTGAGACCCATAACCACTGCGCCAGCGGCTGAGTTACCAAGGATGGTGTCCAGCGTCAGGTTCTTGCCCACGGTGGTGACCAAGTTCTCAATGGCATCTTCCCACTTCACGTTACCGTCTTTGTCGTAACAGATAGCGTAGTAGCGGCCTTCGATAGTCGCTGTGTCGGAAGGGGTTGTGTTGTAGCTGCAAGATGCTTCACACTTATCTGCGGCTGAAACTTTGTCGATGGTCATGATGACTCCTTAATTAGAACTACGAATAAGAGCCGCCGTAGCGGTGGTGGTTACAAGTGCCATTATGCAATCCTTATGATTGCTGAAGTATTGGTGGCGGCAGGGAACTGCACAGTGAACGTTGTTGTCGAGGTCTTGTCAGAACCGAAGTCCAGCACACAAACTGAAGGGTTGCCACTGCTCACCTCATAGATCAGTGCGGCGCGTGCGTCGAGGTCTTGTCAGAACCGAAGTCCAGCACACAAACTGAAGGGTTGCCACTGCTCACCTCATAGATCAGTGCGGCGCGTGCAGTCAGAGCAGTGGTCCACGAAACATTAGCAAACGAGATGTACGCAGTAGTCCCTGTGTCGCCCGTAGTAGGCGTTACGGATACCGTCAGTGCCTGCCCGCCAGCGGTGTACCCGCTTGCTGTGACTTCATTGGCCGATGTATACGCCGCTGTGGTTGCATCCAAAGATGCGCTGGCGGTGTACAAGGCTATCTTGAATGTGCCTGTACTGAAGTTAAACGTGCCATTCATCAGGCCCGTTTTAAACGCGTTGGTGGCGGTTTGTGCAATAGACATTTATCACAACACTTTCTGACGGAACTGNCCGGAACGATANGCGTCCTGTCGTTCCATACCGTCGCCCAAGCGCTTAGCCAAAGCCAATGCTTCCATGAACTTCTGGTTATACAACGTCATCATGTCTTGCTCACCCTTCATGTAGGTGTACGCTTCAACCAACGAGCCATACAACAGCACCGAATCAAAGTTGTCGCCAAGCCATGTAGTGCCTGCTGTAACAATTGACTCAGGGTAATAGTAGTAGTGCAACTCAACGTCGTAGCTTTGATCTGGGGATGGCCCCAGTAAAAACGTCAGTTCTGTAGTGATCGTAGACCCAGATACGGAGGGGCCAAACAGAGCGTAATACTTGGGCACACCCTTGTCATTGGGTGTTGGGTACGCCTGACGGATGAAGTTCACGTCTTTGTTCAACAAGTACTCGTACGTGCCAGTGTTTAAATCCGCGCCAGTCACAGCCGTGATTACCGCCAAAGAATACGTAGCCAAATAATCCGTCGGGGCAGATAAGTACTTGCTGCTAGATGACACGACTCCCGTCATGTTCTTACGAAGAGACGGGAACTGGACGTTATTGTATATACGCTGCTCAGCCTGCTGCACAAAGACCGGGATTTCAGCAATGAAATTGGCTTCCGTGTTTTCGGTGTACGCACTGATTGCAGCGCTGAGCTCGGTATAGTTCATGCCATCGGGCCTCGGGCAGTGATACCTTTGGTGGCTGCGCCATTACCGCGAGTAACGATACCCGACGTTTTGGTTTGCTCGTTCCCAGCAGACTTGCTGAGACGCCCAAGGCTCACATCCAAAGAGTCAAGCTTGCTGCGGTTCTTGCCGCTGCCGGGATTCTCTTCAATGTTGACGGTCTTGCCATCCATTGTGTGAGGCTTAGCGTATGCGGCGGCTGGAAGGTTGTTGATCTTGGCCATGGTCTTAACCTGTCTTTTGGTTGTTTGCACGGGCCATGTTGCGACCCATACGCATACGATCTTCAGACGTAGGGCCACCCTTTTTAAGTTTCAAGGTTGTGCCTTTGCCGCCTTTGTGCTCTTGCGCGTCGTGCTGCTTGAACGCTTTTTTAATCATGGCTTTATCTTGCGACTTATCCATTTTCATTGATTCCATTTTTGCCATGTCAACTCCTAAGTTGTGACTACCGATACTGTACCAATTTGTACCGCAAGTGCCAAGTAATTTGGCGTTAAACTGTCATCGTAAGCGCGAGCACCGCCGACCGGACTCCACCCCCACTGGATGTCTCGAGAACCGCCCGTCAAGAACCCTTGTGCGTTGGGTCCTGCAGTCACGTATGTCGTGTCTTTGCGGGGGTTACGCACAGCCTGTGGATCGTCCACTGGATACATGCCCAACTGCAACTGCGGTTGATCTGGGTCCCAGCATTGAGGGCATACCAGCAGATTGTAAATCTTTGTCTTGATGACTTCTTTGCGCAGGGAAGTGAGCTTGAACTGGAACCCGCAGCGATCGCATATAGCGATACTGTTCTTGCCAGAAGCAAACCGATTGCCCATTATGCAAGCTCCAGTCGATTGCCCTTACGGAGATTATCTGCCGCCGGGATAACGCGCACGTTGTTTGGTACGTGCAGGCCAGAAACTTTTTTACCGCGCAGGGGGATTACATGGTCTACGTGCCACGAAAAACCGAACAAATCCGTCCGCATCCGGGCTAGTGCGTATGCCTCTTGTAGCACCCACAGGTCGTCTGGGGACAACCACCCCGGCGTGCGCTGCAATAAATCGGCTTTTCGTTTTGCAGTAAAGGCGTTTATTACGCCTCGATTAGCCATGCGCCACACCTTCTGCCGCAGCAATTCCCGTTCCCGATGGCGGTAGTAATGTGCTCTCGACCGAGCACGGCTTGCTTCAGGGTTTGCCAACCGACGGGCACGATCCAACTCAAGCAAGTGCTCGCGGTTATTTTGCTGCCAGCGACGTGTGTTTTCGGCCCTTTTTTCAGGATTGGCAGCGCGGTAAATTGCACCTTGCACTTTCATGTACGCCAAAACTTCTACCCTGCGTTCTTGGTACATTTCTTTTTTCCGCTCTGACACGCACGCACAACACGCCCCCGCAACATAGCGCTCCGAGACATGCCCTCGACGGCACTTCAACCCCGTGAAGTACTTAGGCAATCCTTGAGTTTGCGCTTCTTTGCGGCTCACGAGTTTCATGTTCCAGACCCTATAAACTGTTGTCTTGGAACCATTCTAACACTTGCTTTTTCCCTGTCTTCATCCGCCGCATTTTGCCACGCTTCGTCGTACTGCTGCTTCAAAATCTGTAAACGGTCTGCGCCGCCCGGCACTTTCAGTGACAGGTAGTAGGCCAGCCCTGCAACCATGCAAGGGATGAACCGGAACGGGACATCCATGACGTTGACACCACCGCCAGCATCTTGTGTGCGGCGCAGACGCCAGTACACGAATTGATATGTCTGGGTATTGTCAGGAGTAGGCCACACAGTGAATGCAGGAACCTGCGTCCAGTAGACCGTATCGCCAATAGAATGGGTTGTAGCCAGCGTGTTTTGCTGGGCACGGCCACAGTTGTTCAGTGTGCCAGCCGTAGAGCCCGCTGTCGGCGTGATGGAGCCGTAACTGATGACTTCGCTTCCCAGCTTAATGAACCCTGCGGCTGGCAGGTTGTTCACGTTATCAACAGAGATGGTAGTCGCTGTGGCCGAGACTGCTGCTGTGACCAACGCGCCTACCGTACCCTCTTGCCCAGACATCCGCTGTACCCAGACCTGAATTGGCCGAGCTTGCTGCAGCTTGTTTGGAATCGTGGCGTAGGTAGAAACACTGATACGCGTGATGGTCAAATCGGCTTGTGTGGAGGAGCTGCCTGCGCCTGTGCGAATGACATGTTCCAGCAAATCCACGGTGTCATTTGGCAGTGCGTAGGTGTTTTGCCCGGGGATCAATGTGATCGTACCCTGCTCGAATGTCCACATGTTCAAGCCACGGTTGGCCCAATCCGCAAACATCAAGTTCAAAGACCGTCTTGCGGTCTTCAGGTCATATCCGGTGCGCAGCTCAGAACCCACGCGCTCGAACGCCTCCTCCACGATTTCCGTGAGGTCGAGGTTAAAAGCTGATACGCCGGATGTGAAAGCCATTATTTAAGCCCCTTGAGGGTTTCTGCCAGACGTGCGCGTTGGCCCATTTTACCGGGCTTCTTGGCCGCAGCAGCCAGCTTCTTGGCAGGAATCGGTTCGCCTTTTTTGGCACCCAATTCTTTGCGCAATGCGCCGGGCTTTTTGATCGCGTCTTTGATCCAATTTTTTGTAGCCATTATCTATATCTCGCTGTTTTCTTTGCAACTGTTTTTGGCTGTGCAACAAACTGTTTACCTGCCGCTTTGCCCGCACGCTTGGCTTTTGTAGTCGCCGCATACTCTGCTGGGGTAAGAGACTTTATAGCAGCTTCAGGCAAATAACGCTCTCCCGTCTTTGACGACGGTTTACCAGACTTGGTGCGCCACTTTTGGGCGGTCCAGTCTTTGAGCGATTGCTGCGGTGCTTTCATTCAAAGTCTTCAGCAGTTAAACCAGCTTCTTCAAGCACCAGCTCCTCAAGCACTTCTTCTGTGCCACAAGTGCATGGGCCGTCTTCTCTAATGGCGCAATCGCCCATATGTCCTGAATATTCAATCACGATAGCCTCCTCCAGCTGCTTTGTATTTCTTAGCAACAAGCTGCGCTTTACGCGCTGACCATTGACCAGCCCCAGTACCCTGAGTTGCTGCGGCTTTCACTTGGCTCACAATCCGCTTGCGCAGACTGGGCTTGGTGTAGTTTCCCGCA